AGTTGGCGAAGTCAATGTTCTTAAGTACAACTCAACTGAAGATAATGCAATATCATTTGCACCAGTTGTGAACGATTGACCTTTCCATTTTGTTGAATCATTACCACCTATTGTTTCGTCGAAATCTTGTCCAGTTTCATAGCTTATAGTCCCTGATGATGAACCAGTTGCTATTACTATTGGTTGCGGTGTTGTTTCACCAGTAAAACTTTCACCAGCAGTTTTTATGCTTACGCCAGGTGCTTCTGCAAATCTAGCATTTAAGTCATTAGCTAATAATTTTTCACCTACTATCCATGTTTTCATATATTTTTTAATTAATTATCATCCAAGTATACTTCCGTCTAGAATAAATATTCTTCGTACATCTGTAGGCGCAAATTCGCCTAATACGAATTCAACATTATAATCTAAACTTTGTGCGGTAAATGTTTCATTCATTGTAATTGTTTCTCTTTGTAAATTATGCTCTAATTCTGCAGTAAATGTTTCTGAAATTGTTATTGATTCACTATAACTTTCAACTATATCAATTACCTCATCTGGATTTATATTAATATTATTTGTTTCTTGTAATAATAGTTTTTGTAATAATTCTATAATTCCAAAAGTTTTTGTTGTTACTAAATTTACAGTGTACATCATTTCTTTACTTGTCCACATTTTTGTGGTTACTCTATTAATTACAAATTCTTCATCTATATCATGTGCAGTTGAATTTATCCGTATTACTTGACCAGCTTTTAATCCGTCAGTATAGGTTTGAAATGAGCCTTCTGATAATGTATCTTTATAACTTTCTAATTCAGCAGTTGCTCTTTCTCTTGCACCCTCTCTGGTTTTAATAGTTGTATCAATTATTAAATATTCGTATTCACCAGTTGACCCTTCGGCAGATGAAAATGATGCAATACTGTTTACATCTCGAACTTTTAATCGAACTGGGTAATATGGACTACCAACGATTTTTAAAACCGCACCAACACTTGGTTTATCAAGTTCTTTAAATTTAAAAACTTTTTCTTGAAAATTCCATACCACGTCATAATCATTTGGATCAACTAAGTTTTCAACACCAATTGATAACGGATTTGCTGATAAGGTTGCTGATATTCCAGTACTAAACTCATAACCAATTGGGAAAATTGTTTGAGAACCATCTGCTACTATTTCAGAGGTTAATGTCGAACCTATAAATTGTCCGCCTCTTACGAATATTACATTTTTAACTTGACTATTATCTTTAATAATTTTAAGACTATTAGTTATATAACTAGCGTTTGAATCATTTATTTCAAAAGGTGCAGGTGTTGAATCTTTAGCTTTAAAATGTATATCTTTATCGTAATCTACAAACCAATCAAAATTAATTAAATCAGCTAATTTTTGTAATGCTTTGCTAACTGGGATATAATTAAATGCTATATGGTCAATAACTTTCGTGGCATCGACATTGTTTAAAGTAAATCCTGTTAAATATTCAGTATTTAAATCTGCAATTATATCATTAACAGTCATATTGGAATATGTTTGAACCGCTAAACGATGGTCTAAAAATCTTGTAAAATCTTCACATTCTAAAGTAAAATTTAAAATTCCGTAACTATCTAAGGATTGTGATGTCCTTGTTATAATACCACCAAAAATTTTAACACTGTTATTTTCAATAATAACTTCATGCCCAATTGTAGGTTTATAATTTAAAATAGTTCCATTTAACGTTTTGGTTATATTAAACTGTAATCTGTCAATTTGCCTTGTGATTATATTATTAATACTAAGGCCTTGTTGTTTAACAAACCTTGTTCTATCCACTGAATTTATTGTAATTGTAATAGCCATATTTTAACTTGCTTTAAGATTTGCCTGCAATATTGGCATTAAACTGTCATTAATAAATTCTTCTGCTCCACCCTCACCAACAAAACTATTATCTTTAATTTCTATATTCACAACTGGTGAAACTTGGTCCAATCTTTGTTGTAATCCAGTGCTTTCAACAAAGCCACTTGTTTGTCCAGATGCAACTGCATCTTTTGCTTTTGCTAATTGGTTATACATTTCGATTGTTCTATTTATACTATCTAAAGTTAGTTGTTCTTCTTGTGCCAATATTCTATCAGTCTCAACTAGGGCTGCTTCTTGTAATTGTTTTAATATATTATATTTTTCTTCTTCATTTTTTAATTCGACATTCAACTGTTTGATTTTATTTTCTGCTTCTTGATTTTCCAAAGTTCTTTCTTTGTTTAAATTTTCAACAGTTCTAGCAATATCAGATAATCCATTGATACGACGAACTTCAGCAACTTCATTTGATAATGAAATAGAAATAGTTTTAAATCTTGATAATTCGCTAGTTTCAAAATCTAATTTATCCCTAAGCAAATTTTTTGCTTTTGAATCCTTTTCACTATTAAATTGACCTTGTATATCAGCAACTTTTTGTTCTTGATCTACGAATGCTTCTGCGAATTGTTTATTTATAGATAAATTTTTACTAATATTATCAAGATTTACTTCTTCAATGCTTTTATTAATATCACCAATACTAACAGCAACTTCTTTAACAGCCTGATTTATTTCATCAGATACATCGACAATGGTATTACTCATTTCTGAATATTTATCAGATACTTTTTTAATTGTTTCTTCTATACTGTCTCCAGCATCTTTAATATTATCATCAGAACCATCCCAATCGGATGTTATTTTTTCAGTTGTTTCTTTATTTATAATACCCAATTCTTCAAGTACTCTTTTTTGACTTTGTATTTCAGTTTGTAATTTTCTTGTCCTGTCATTAACGCCTTCGTTATTTAATATTACTAATTGTTCTTGTTTTAATCTTGCTAATTTAACAACTTCTGAATTTTCACTTTTCAATTCTTCTTTTATTCTTAATGAAGCTTTTTTTGTCATGTCTGCCCTATCTGCAATTGATTGTTGTAAACCTATGTTTTCTTTTTTCAATGCCTTAATTGAAGACATCACTTTTGCAAATCCAATTATTGCAACGGTCAGAACTATTGCTAAACCTAGTAACGGTGCTATAGCTATATTCAATAAATTTGCGGCTAAAGTTGCTGCTTTTATTCGTATTGCTGCAAAACTCAATTGCTTAGAAAATAATTTCATACCAACCGCTGTTTTTTTAGCTGATAATCTAACGGCTTTTAAAGATGTACTATTTTTTAATAGCGCTTTATTTATTGCAATAACTACAATTCTAACAGCTTTGAATATTTTGATTATTTTTAATAAACTACCTGCTAATATTAAAACAGCACCAGATATTAATGTAAACACGATAACATTTTTAGCTGATGTTGCATTTATCTCTGATATGCTTTTAGTTAATTTTGAAGTAACATTTAAAAGGATAGGTGCAAATTCTTTACCCAATTCTATTCTAGCACCAGATATTGCTGATTGTAACAATTCAAAACCACCAGCTAGATTATCTAATTGGATATCTGCCATTTTCTGTGCAGCACCTTCTGAATTTTCTAATTCTTTGGTGTAATTAGCTAATGCATCCTCACCCGAATCAACTAAAGTTAAAAATGATTTCATACCAATTGAACCAGCAATTGTTGAAGCTAGTTGGGTTCTTTGTTCTTGTGACATTGTTTCCATTACCTCTCTAGCTCCTTCTATAATATTTGATAAACCAGCGAATTTTCCAGCTTCATTAAAAACTTCAACACCTAAATTTTCTAATTCTGTTCTTGCACCTCCAGTATCATTCGCTAATCTTTTCATTAATGTTTGAAGACCAGTACCCGCAAGTGTTCCTTTTATACCAGCATTTGCCAATATTCCAATAGCTGCTGCTGCTTCTGTTACATCAGTTCCTAATTGTTTAGCAAGAGGTGCAGCAAATTTCATTGCCTCTCCTAATGAAATCATATTTGTATTTGAACTTGTTACTGTTTTTGCTAATACATCTACGAACCTTTGCGTTTCTTCTGCTGTTCCACCCATTCCTCTTAAAACATTTGACACAATATCTGCTGTTGTTCCTAAGTCCAGTGCTGCTGCAGATGCTAAATTTAAAGTATCTGGTAATGCTTGCATTACTTCAGCTGTTGTGAATCCAGCCATCCCTAAAAATTTCATCGCCTCAGCTGCTTCATCTGCAGTAAAAACAGTTGTTTTACCCATTTCTTTAGCTAGTTTTGTTAATTCTGTAAATTCTTTTCCTGTTGCACCTGTAATTGCTTTAACATTTGACATTGCTTTTTCAAAACTTGCAAATGATTTAACAGCGGCAACGCCAGCAACTGATGCCAAACCAGTTAAAACTAAACCCGTTGTACGTGCTTGTCTACTTAATTCTTCATTATCAACACCCGCTTTTTTTAAAGATTTAGAAACATCTTTAAAAACTTTACTAGCGTCATCTTTAGCTGTTAATAATATTTGTAATATCGATCTAGCGTTTGCCATATTTTTTATGTATTTCTCCTGTTTCTAAGTTGGTATATCTAATATCTATATTCCATTTAGTGACTAATAAATCAATAAACCAATTTGGCTGATTTATATATGTCCAATAATCCCACTTCATTTCATGACATAACATTATCATAGATGTGGTATTAGATATTTTAGTTGGTCTTCCATTCGAGGATGCCAGTTTAGTATATTCTTTTTTTAGTTTTTTTTTACCTCAGCCTCTTCAACACCGTTAGTAATTTTATTTACTTCACTAACAATAAAATCAAAATCAACACTTCTCATATTTAATACTGTTTCAATAATATTTTCTTTAGTATCACCAATACTTACAATAACAGTACTAAATGTTAAATCCTGTGATTTTTTTAATAAATCACCAGACACTTTTAATTTTTCATCACCGTCACTAATTGATGAACCATCTAACATTGAATATGTTATATCTCTTTTTTCACCACCTGTTAACCATGATTTTAAAACTATTTCTTGTTTGCTATTTGGTGTTATAATTTTCTTTGTTTCTCTTTCCATATTTTTGTTAAATTAATTATTAAATTAGTATGATGTAACCTTATTTATAAGATAAAGGTCATTAATCAAATCACCATTTGTATAATCATATAAAGCACTAAAAGTAATTGTTTGAGTAACTAAGTCATCTAATGGATATGCTGGCTCCCAACCTTCAAATTCAACTCTTGATAAATCAATTCTAAATGATGGATTAGTTGTTCCGATTGTTACATCTGAATTAACTAAATCAAATCTTAATGCTTGATAACTACCGTCATTCATAAAATCTCTAAATGTATCATCTTCATAAGATAATTCTAATTCACCAGTGACATTAAATCTTTTGTTATAAATATCTTCTGGTTGAACAGAACCAACAACATTATAGAAATCTGTATTCTTTTCAAATGTTATTGCTGCTCTTGATACTTGAACTTTACTTGCTGCTGTTAATCCACTTGCTAATGAGGCAACTTTAATTTCTAATTGTCTACCTAAGAATTTATTAGCTGCT